GGCTTAGGAATGTGAATAACGTCACCCTTCTTGCCAGTCATCGACAGACGCTTGACAAGGGGAGCCATCTTCAGGTTCTTTTGGTAAGCGGCGATGATTTCATCGGACCAGATTTCGGGGATAAAAGTACCCGCCGCAGTTTTGTCTACTACAGCATTAGCTGTAAAATATGCACCAGAGGTTTCACCAGCCATTTTAATTCTCCTTAAGTATTAGGCTAGCGTACACGACCCTCTGCGTATGCTTTCAGTAATTCGTCTGAAAGACTTTGGTAACGCTCTGGGTCTGTTCGCATAAGTTTAATAATGTCAGCACGACGATAAACTTTCTTGCGTGTTCCCTCCGCTGTTCCACGAGCGTTGCCTGTGCTGGCTGATTTCAGGGTGTTCTTACGAGCCTGTTTTTCAACGTTGGCTGTTTGTTGTGCTACGCTTGCTCTCTCTTTCCAGAGACTGAACAATTCGTCAGCCGCATCGTAATCGTACCCTTGGTCTGCCTGAACAAACAACTGTGTTCGGACTTTTGACCCCTTGATCCACTCAGCAAAACTGGCGTCTTGCAGTATACTCTCCATATCAGGGTGCTTGGATTTCAACTGTGAAAGAGTAGCCTGTTGTCTAGCCTGTTGTGTGTAGGCTTCTGCTTCTTTGATCTTAGGGTGGTTGTCTATAGCTCTGTTAACAGCGTTTTGTGGATCTACAAAGAAATCTACGTCATCGTCTTCTTGTTGCTGTTGTTGAGGTGCTTGTTGGTTTGAGAGTTGTGTCTGAATGTAGTTGTCAACGACTTTCCGAAGTTCACCTACTTCCGTACTCTGTTTGCCTGAAAACTTCTCAAGCTCTTGGTGCATCTGTACAAGATCTTCGACAGACTTACCACGGTACTTTTCCGGTATTTCTGGTTCTTGAGGTTGTTCCTCTTCTTGAGGAGTCTCTACAGTGTCTGTGGTTAGTTCTTCAGTTGTTTCCGTTGGTTCCTCTTCAGGACGCTCATCAAGTAATTGTGCTCGTGACATAATGTAAACTTACCCCGCCTATTATTATTAAGGTTATGGAGGATTAAAATGGGAGATGCCCTAAGACTAGGATTCCCGACTAGATCGCCCAGCTTGCTCGTGTTCACGTACCCACTTCATGTGTCTACCGGGGAAGTCCCCAGAAGACCCTTCGAGTATGTGTTGAGTTGCTGATACGATTTTTGTAGCGTTGGCTCCACATCCGCACCTACTGGACGTAGTATTCCCTTCTACAAATTCTTCAAAGATATGTCCGTTAGTACAGCGAAAATCAAATACCTTAATCATCGCTAGTTAACTCTTCGTAATTATTATTAGTAGTAGTGTCAAAGTTAATCAGATAAGCTAGTACGTTTAGTTGTCCTTTACGTACATACAAATCGTTCTCATCTTTGGTTGCTTCTACGCTGTTAATTACGAGAGCGTTTTGCTTTAGTTCTTCGATTAACTGCTTCCAACCGGGGTTGTTAAACAGGTCAAAGTACTTGTTGTAATACTGTTCTGTTTCTTGATCTAGTGAGGCCATGTGGTTGTCTCTATATCCTTATTATAACATATTTTTGACTAAAAGTCAAGTGTTTTTATTGGTATTATTACCGTTTCTTTTTGACTTTCTTTTTCATCTTAGCCTTGGCTTTTGCGGCGGCTTTGTAGCCTTCTTTGGTATAAGGGTAGTGTTTTTTACCTACTTTTGGCATTATTTACTCCTTTTTTGTTTTTTGGCTGTTTTAGCCGCTTTCTTAAAGGCACTAGCCGTAGGTGCACCCTTAGATCCGGGTTTACGCATACGTTCGCCAGAGCCAGCCTTTATTCTCTTGCGTTTCTTGTGTATGTTTTCGTATAGTCCAGCCATATCACCATTTCACCTTGTTTGCCCAGTATGCGGCACTCATCTTTCCTTTAGCAATGTTCTGAGAGTGTCTAGCCTTAAAGGACTTACGCCTCGCCTTTTCCTTAGCCGTCTTAGGATCTTTTCCAGCACCACTGACTCCTTGTTGTCCAAACCGTATGGTCTTAACTTTGTCACCTTCTTTAGCCACAACTACGTGTGACTTTGTTGGGTGATTAGGCGTCCTCTTCGGTTTGTTGTACCCGCTTACCCCTGCTCTTGCTAGTCTTGGATCCTTGTCCTTGCTCATTGATTAGTGCCTCCAATTGGTCCACCTTGGTCTGTAGGGCTTCCAATTTGTCGAACTGGTCTTTGAACGCTTGGTTGATTTGGTCTAGAAATTTGCTCATTTCTACTTGTGTCATTAGCACGGGGTGTTGCTCCTCTAGATGCTTGGTTGTTTAGGTTTTTCTCTTTTAACGCCACTTCGGCAATCTTCATCCGACGCTCAAACTCTTTATCGTCGGCGTCACCTTCTCTGAGGTTTCGTGTGATTGCCTCAATCTTTTCGATCTCAAGCTCCTGTGGTGCAAGCTGTGTTTCTACAGCGTACTTACCTGCTCTAGCCTGAGACTCTGCGGCCTGACCCTGTAGAGCGGCAGTTTGCGCTTGCTGGAACTCAAGCTGTGCTTGTTGTGCCACCATAGCCATCTGCTGTGCCTGTGGATCAGGTTGTCCAGCCTGTTGCATTGCCGCAATAAGCTCCTCACGGTTACTGAGGTTCATGTTGTCGATGATGCTCTGGATCAACACAGGGTACAGTGGGCTGTCTTGCTTCATGGTTTGCAAGAGTTGCACCAACTGCGTAACTTCGTACTCACGAGCAATGATACCCAGAGTACTCGTAGCGTTAAACTTGTAGTCAGCTACTGGGTAGTTCTCAGGGTCAAACTGCATGTACCTATGTGCCGCTTTGGTTACAAACGGTAGCAGGAACGACTGTTGGAAGTTTATTAGAGTACGCTTATGACGCTTAATAATAGCACCAAGAGACATACTAATGCCAGCGGCAGTAGCTTCACCGTTGACTTGTCCCGCAATGCCAGCGGAATCCACGGCTCCAGTTGCTTGTTGCACCATTTGTTGAAGGCTAGCGGCTTGTGCAAAAGTGATTTGCCCCACTTGCCCAAAGTTGAAAGGTTGAAGTACTTCACGGGGATCTCCATTAGTTAGTATCATCTTGCCGGGGCGAACTTCTGGCCTAGCGCCTCTAGGCAACCTAGTCGCATCAATCGCCAGCATCGGATGAATAGTAAGTGACAGTGCATCAATACGTGCACGTAGTTCTGTATCTAGTGCCTTCTGGCTGTTGTAGCCCTTCTCGCACACGCCACGACCCCAGAAACGTCCGGGTACTACGTCCCAAGGGAACGCAACTACGGGTCTGTCTTTCATCATGTAGGGGTTGGCTTCAGCTTTCAAGAGCGTACCGCCGTTGGCGATAACTACGATAGCCTCAACGTACTTAGAGTCTTCTTCTACGTCTACGTCTTCAGCCTCAAGCATTTCTCGTGGCACAAGGCCGTAGTACTTCGTGAGGCGTACCTTGTCGTCGTTGTAGATCGTGAGGTCTTGGTCAGGCTCTAGGTCTGCGTCAGGGGCCGCTGATTCAATCATAGCCTCCCTGTACACGCCTTGCTCCTGTAGTAGCTCTACGCTGTGCTTAGACACAAACTCGTCTACAGCGACACCCATAGCTTCCTCAATAGACGTAGCTACAGGGTCAATAAGGAAGTTCTGAGGCAACACAGGCTTTAGCTTGACTACAACCCTGTCGGTAATGTTGACGCCTACAGCAGTCAACTGTCCGTCCATGATCGGCTGTGTGGCTGGAGCCATCTCCTTTATTTCTTCTAGAGTGATCTCACCGATACCTGTTCCAAACACAGCGGCGTTTATGAGGCACTCAGCGACAGCCTTACGTACCTTACAGGACTCAAAGTCTTCTGTGAGTTTCTTGCGGAGATAAGCTATGTCTTGAGGGTCTTGATCGTTAGAATCGTCAGTTATGTCAAACCACTTACCTCTACCAAACGTGGCTTCTTCTAGCTCCGCTACGTTAGACTCTACAGCCTGCTGAAGCGCAGGAGAGATAATTCGAGAACGCTCTGATGCTCTTTCGGAGTCAGCAGGATCCCATTGACCTCGCCATAGCCTATAGTATTCTTCAAATTTTTGTTCGTAGTTTGATTCATAGTGATCTCTCCAGTTCTCACACTTGGTCATCACCCACTCTTCCAGAGACTCCTCAATCATTAAAGGATCTGGGCTATAAATTTCTTCTGCCATCTTAGGTTCCTTAAAGTACGGCAACTGTGTACCCTAGTGTACAAAACACCACAGCACTGATTGCGTATATTCCGTAGGTATTTAACCGCCTGTAAACTCTTTTAGTCAATTTAGTAACCTGCTACTACGTCGAGTATTTCGTGATCGTCTATTTCAAAGTCGTAGCTGTAAGCTACCTTAGCCAACTGGTCTATGTACGCTAGAGCATCAACCAAGTCATCGTGGGTTAAAACATCAGGAAACTGGAACAACTGGTCCAAGAACCTAGAGTTCCACTCTCCTTTTCTCAAAGTTACGTATCCGTTCTCAAAGCGCCCTTGTAAGGCCCACATCACTCTGTCGGTCTTCTTTTTGTTACCGTGGGTTAACTCTTCTACCCTGAAGAACTGCCCGTAGCGTTTCATTAAGTCCATCAGAGGACTCATTACAGCTTGCTTGGCAATTCCTCGTTCAATACCAACGCTAACGGGTCTGTAGTCTCTAAC